GTAAGGCCTGAAATGTCGATTGCTTGTGTCATGTGTTTCTCCTATGAAACTAGCCGTGAACCCCACAGCAAGGGGAACCGAGAAATTCGGCTCACCGTATAATCCCTTCGGGACACACACGAGGACGACACCGCCACCGCTGTTGCTGTAAGTTGTTGATATGGTTAGGTTCACGTATCTGAAGGCATTGTTCGTGCGTTTACGCGAGGGTTTTTCAAAACGTTCAGCCATGCGTGAACGTGTAAAATCCTTATTTAGGGTGCGAAAATGCAACAAAATCAACGGGTTACAGTCTTTTGTGACATATTATTGCCATATACTGTCTCGTCTTGACTGGGGGGCGGGGGGTGTATCCGCCGATCCAAATTCGCGTCGAGTCGTCACCTCCCCTACTAGAAGAGTAATCGTAGCAATTTTTGGAAACGTCAGAGAATATGGGAGAATTTAATGAGTTACATGATGAGTCTGCTAGTGGACGGGTTACTGTTAAGTGCGTGGTCTGCAAGAAGACGTTCCAAACACGAGCATCACACGCAGAAAGACGACGATATTGCTCAATGGAATGTAGAAAGTTATCACCCGATATTAAAAGAGCGAGAGAAATGACAGCATTAGTAGAAAAAGAACGGTTAACACCCGCACAAAGCGCAAAAATACGGGCGCAAATTGCAGATTTTGTAGGTGAACAGGTAAAAGATGCACATGCTGTGGTTATGGGAGCCGCTGAATGGAACCCAACACAAGCCAGGGTATTTGGAATGTTGCTAAATAAAGTAGTTCCAGACCTAAATGCTAGCTTTCACCAGCACGAACACCAGACAAAACAGCTTCAAGACTTATCACGCGAAGATTTAGAAGCAATCGCAAGCGGAATTTCCACAATAGTTATAGAGGCGGACGACATAGACAATGAAAGTAAGCAATAAACAAGCAGAGGCTATCCCAAGCCGAATGAACTTAAGTGAATTTGGGAACGCGATGAAACAGTTAGACCTGTCTAGCGTACCAGAGCATAAACATAGCCAAGCCATTATGGATCATTTAATGGGTATAATGGCTGATTCGATAACGGACAGAGAGAAAGCACAAGAAATCCACATCTCAAGATTACTTAGACGCAAACAGAAATGATCTCATGAACACTAAGAGACTACAGGTGAAGTCAAAATTTGAGCAGTACGATTTGGACGAGGATGGCATCGTTTCCGACGAGGAGATAGCTCGTTCTCAACAAATGATGGAAATGGAGCTAAGAGAAGAAAAGCTCGAAAGCCAGAAGCGCATGGCTTGGACTGCTTTAATAATTCTTATTATCTCCACAGTAGTTTTGTTTTCACCGATTATCCCAGACGCAAGGGTTAAAGCATTGAGTGATTTGCTGGGCCTATACTACATATCACTTGCTGGTGTAGTTGGTACATACATGGGTGCAACAGCTTGGGCGCACAGTAAGGCAACTAAATGAGTACAGTTTCACAAGCCCAAGCCGCAAAATATTTATTAAAGTTGAGAGATGCAAGTGAGACCTTTGAGGGTTTTGTAAGGCTATGTTACCCAGACTGGGACATAGCACCGTTTCAGCTAGAGCTAATACATGCCTTGGACCAGCTTGAAAAAGATCAGCTAGAAGAAAACAACCTACTGGTTACGATGCCACCTAGACACGCCAAGTCTACGTTCTCTACAGTCTTGTTCCCAAGTTACTTCATGGCCCGTAATCCGAACAGATACATTATGTCCTGTAGCTATAACAGCCAGCTAGCTACAGACTTTGGCAGACAGGTGCGTGGCATAGTCGAGCAAAAGATTATGTCTCAAGCATTTCATGACTTCACTCTTTCTACCGACAGCCGAGCGGCAGATGTATGGCGAACAGAAGTTGGCGGTGCGTACTTTGCTGTAGGTGTTGGGGGTACGACCTCTGGTCGTCCCGCCAACCTTCTTATTGTGGATGACCCAATAAAGTCACGCGAAGATGCTGAGTCTATGACGCAAAGAAATAAAACATGGAACTATTACACATCTGCCCTGGCTACTCGACTTCAGCCACAGCAAGACGGCAAACCCCCGAAACAAATTGTAATTCTAACTCGGTGGCATCCTGACGACCTTGCTGGTCGTCTTATGGAAACAGAAGACTGGAAGGAAGGCAGATGGAAACACATTAATTTTCCCGCTATCCAAAAAGTGCATAACGGTAAAATCTCAAGACGACACCTACCTGAGACTGATCCCAACTGGGTTACTCCAGACGAGTTTAGAAATTTATCCCACAAAAAAAGATATGTGTCCGAGGAGAAAGAAGAACCTTTGTGGGCTGAGAGATTTCCTCTTGAGGATTTAAAAAGAAGAGAGAGGTTAAACCCAAGAGAGTTTGCCTCACTCTACCAACAGCAACCCTACGTTGAAGGAGGTAATTTAATAAAAACAGAATGGTGGCAAAAATATCCTTCCGATCTGTCTCCAGAAAGTTTCGCAACCTTGGTTATTGGCGTGGACACCGCTTTCAAAAAGACAGAAACAGCAGACTACAGCGTGGCCTGTGTCGCTGGAATAGACCGCAATGGCGATATATACATCGTAGATATTATCCGAGGGAAATACGACTTTCCTGAGTTAAAGACCAGAATGATTCGTCTAAACAATAAATGGCGAGGCAAAGGTCTTAGAGGTATGTATATAGAAGATAAAGCCAGCGGTCAGTCATTAATCCAAGAGCTTAAGAGAGAATCTGGAATAGCTGTTATCCCGTACAAGATCGTTCACGACAAAGTGGCAAGAGTAAATTCTATCTTGCCTCTTGTTGAGGGAGGTCGAGTATTTATCCCAGAGAACGCACAATGGCTAGATGAGTTTATAGACGAGACAGTTTCGTTTCCGAGTGGCAATCACGATGACCAAGTGGATGCTATGACGATTGCGATTGACGTATTATCACGAACAGCTATTTCTCCTGATGCTTGGGCAACACATTCAAATCCCATGCTTTCTCTTAACAATAGTAACAAAGACTTAGGCAAATCCCTGGGGGACGTAATTTGGGGTCGCAAGACAAAAGATAAACCATCTTGGAAAGGATGGGGTCTTGTTGATTAGCAAGGACGACCACCAACAAAATAAAAGTTATTCTTTTGACCAAATATAAACGGTGGTTCATATGGCAACAAACACATCAGGTTATCGAAGCGCGGAATACAATTTGAGTGACAGGGAAGGGATCATTGTAGACCTTTCCGAGTTTGCTGAACAAATTGTTGCGTATGAAGACATATCTGACCTTCTTTCGGAAGATCAAGAAAACAGGATTGTTGACTATGTTAAGTCAATGATGGACATGTCGTACAACAAGATTAGAAAGCGTTACGATCATTGGAAAGAAGCTGACAGGGCGCACGATGTTTATGTGCCAGCGAATACAACTGACTTTAGAGAAAAGGCAGTAATAGCAGACACGCGAGCTATTGCTGACACAGTTCTTACATATCTCATGGCGGCATTGGGCGGACGTAACCCAATGTTTCAGTTGGAGGGATTAAATAGAAAATCCAGAGAAGCCTCTCTCATACTAGAGCGTGTGTTGCATCAACAGATGCGCCGAACTGCTGGCGAAGCTCGTCTTGCACAAATGCTTCTTGACAGCATCAGGTATGGTTTTGCCCCAACAAAAATATCTTGGGACTCAGCAACCAATCAAAATCATTTAGTCAACTTCGATCCAAGAAGATGCTTTCCCGATCCAAGGGTTAACTGGGGTGACTGGGAAGACATGCAGTTTATTGTATTTGCAGACTATCAATCTTTTAACAGCCTGCTCAACTCTGGCCTATATCCTAAATTAAAAAAGTACCCTGCCCTTAGAAAAAAGATGTCACCGCCAAGAAACGGTTGGAACGCACACCACTGGCACAAAGAAGAAGGCAGAGGTCTAAGTATTGATCCAGCAACCCCTCATCAAAGAGAAAGAGTGGATCACGCATATTTTACATTAGGCGATGCAAGAGTTGTTGACGAGGCGTGGGTCAAGATGACGGGCGCTGAGATAGGCATACCAAGCATAGACCAAATCTTTTTTGTTATAACAATCATAGACGAAAACATATGTATAAGGTTTCAGTTAAACCCATACGGTCAGCAATTCCCAGTTGTGATCGGAGGTTTATACCAAGACAGCCACAAGACATACGGACAATCGTTATATGATTTGATATTGCCAATGCACGATATTGCAACTTACTTAATGCGTTCACGCATTGATAATATTAGTGCGGCATTAAACAATCTTATTTTTGCTGATCCTACACAGGTCAGCATCCCAGACCTAATCGACAGAAATCCTTGGGGCATTGTAAGGACGTTGCCAGGAACGAAGCCAGGGGACGGAGTATTTATAGCTCAGGTTCCTGATGTTACCGCAGGGCATTTAAGAGACATTGAGTCTATGTCATCTCTTAAACAAAGAGTTAGTGCCGCTTCTGATGCTATGCAAGGCATCCAGACAACGGATGGGATAAGAACAGCTACAGAAATACAGCGGTTAACCCAGCTAGGTTCACAACGCTTAGGTGTGCTTTCAAGAATTATGTCAGCGACAACTATCAGACCTATGGTAAGAATGATGGTTGCCAACATTCAAGACAGCTTAACGATGTCTGGTTCTATCAAAATAGACCAACAGAATATGCCTAATCAGATTGCTGGTATGGTAGAAGAGGGATACCTCGACTATGACGTTTCCAAAGATTTGCAGGGCGATATTGATTATCTTGTGATTGACGGAACATTACCTCTCGAACCCACAAGAAATGCTGAGACTTGGATTAACGTATTACAAGTAATGAATCAAACAGGACTTAGCATGGAGTACAATGCGGGTCAGATTGTTGAAGAAGCAATCAGGGCTATGGGTATAACAGACCTCGACAGATTTAGGATTGATCCAAAACAACTTCAAGAGAATGGACCAAGCCCATCCCAGCAAATGATGTTGATGGAAAAAATGCGGGGAGCAAACGTCCAAGACAACAATCAGGTCCAACAGGAAGTAGAGGCTGGAAACCTGATACCAATGTCTGAGGCAAGGAGGGCTTAATGGCTAACGAAGCTGAAAAAAATGTAAGGCCAGAAGTCGCCGCTTTTGTTAACAAGGTTCAAGACGACCTACACAAAAAGCTCGACATCTTTATGGCATCTCTTGATGAGGTAAAACAAGATTGTGAAAAGTTAAGGAACGAAGTAAGCACCTTAAAGATGGATGTAAGTGCGGCCTCAAACTCTATTGAGACAATCGCAATAAGAACAAAAGACCTTATTGATAAGCGTCTTAGCGGCAACGACGACATCAACAAAGACTTCAAGAAAGAAGTTTCAGAAATGATTGATGGCTACTCAGAGCAAGTAGCAAACTTTCAGCTTTCTGTAGACGAGATGATGTCCAAGGTTGAAAGGTATTTTCGTAAAGAAAAGTATGCAATCACCAAAGGGATGATTACAGAAATTATTAATGAGGAGAAGCTAAATGGCTGAAACAAGACCTATTGGTGAACAGTTACGGTTTATCTCCCAATTTACTGGCAATCACGTACTAGATGATTACTTAGAAGCGGCAGAGAAGGGCAACCGTACTCTAAGCGATATGCTTGGAGATATATTCGCTACGGCTGACGGTGCGTTTAGAAGCGATGTTTTCCAGTTTAGAGAAGACCCTAGCAACCCTGGGTTCTTCCAAGTTCGTGTTGGTCAGTACATAAATGCTGACACGGGCTGGACCACAATAACTTTTACTGATTTTGCACAGTATGTGGCTGATGCGCTCTCTCACAAAAACGCCGCAGAAGCCGCCAAGACAGCAACAGAAAGTGCAAGGGACGATGCTCTTCCTGTAATTAACAACATTGATAAAGTAATAGATGTTGCTGATAACATTACAGATGTAAACACGGTAGCTGGACAAGTTGTTGGCGCAAAGACATATGCGACTACTGTAGCTGGCGGAAAGTTTTATTTAGATGCTGTTTCAAATCCAGAAATAGAATTAAAGAAACAACACACCTACACGTTTGACCAAACAGACAGTACAAATGATGGACACCCCTTTGCCTTTAAAGACAGTGGTGGCAACAGTTACACAACTGGCGTTACCTATTTTCTGAATGGCGCTTCGGCAACCGAAAGCGATTACACCAACACTACAACCTTCAATGCTGGCGCGGCTACAGGAGACAGGAAGGTAGTCATTTCTATTACAGCTACCACACCATCGAGTTTGCTGTATTACTGCACCGTTCATGGAAACGGTATGGGCAATGACATAGACGTTGTTGACCACAACCTTGATCGTCTTTCAGCTATAGCTCCTAAAATTGTTATTGCGTCTGACACTGTTGCTCCAAAGATAAGCGAAGTGGATACGGTGGCTACCCA